ACGGGGTGTACTTGGGGATAGTCGCAACTGTTTCTACCTTCTACACACAAGTTGTGCGGAAGATTGGAAGCAGCTACTACCTAAGCGGACAGGGGACCCTACAGGGGTCTTCATATCCGTCAAGTACCGTCATCCAAGGGAGAGTCAATGCGTACACGCAGGGAGCACAGTGTGTGCAAGCTACGTCGTACAATTCTGACAATCCCTTGGGCAGCCCCGAAGACGCAGTTGCCGCAACCAAGTCCTCTATTGAGAACTTGGACAACGCGGTACTGCACAAGTACACCAACCAACATCCTGTTGATTTTGGTGATCTTGCTGTCGAGGCTGCCAAGAGTCTGAACTACGTCGATCGTAACATCTTGATGTTACTGACCGACCTTGTTAACTACCAGAGGGTGTCAGGGCAAGCCCTGACACTGTTCAGCCGTAAGGTTTGGAGGGAAGCTAATAACGCTTTCATCCGACTCAAGGATGGACGCATCAGCCTTCGGAATTTCCGAAAGGCTCTTGCCCCTAGTAGCAACTTGTACCTCTCTTGGATATACATGTTTAGTCCGGGTTTCAAAGACATATCAGAGATATGTCGCGGCATCAGTAAGATGCTGCATGAAAATCCGTACACTCGCGTACATTCAATGAGGAAGAGTTCAGTACTACTACCCAACGGGAGGATGTTATCCCATACCGCCGTCCTTACTGCTGAGACCAAAAGTCTCAGCGAGCGGGACTGGGGTATGCTCCAGGAGTTTATTTACCTGGGGAAACGCTGGGGAATGTACCCGGAGACAGCAAATCTCTGGGACATGCTGTTGTATTCCTTCGTCTCGGACTGGTTTGTCCAGTACGGTGACATGTTCACACAGGTTGATGATTACTTGAACACTGCGAATTACTTCGCTGTCAAGTATCTCATACTGAGTGAGAAATGGGAACACGACATGGTAGTTAGTGAGATAGTCCCGGAAGCGTATGCTTCTCGGGCATCGGGGGGAGTGACTGTGTCATTCTACCACCGATGGATCACAGGGGATGTTCCCCTACCGTCTGTCGTTCTCTCGGCAAACACCTCGCTCAGTAACCACTGGGCGGAAGCCGGTTACCTCGTCGCACAGCGACTAAAGTAACCCTGAGGCTTCGGCGTTTAAACCGAAGAGAAAGGGGACCTAAAATGACGAAATCCGTCAATTATGGCCCCAACGGCACTGATGTGCCCGCGATCGGTACGATCGACCTCGTTGTCGAGCCTATCAACTTCACGGCAGATTTCCTGCCGCTGTCGTTGGAGGCCGGAGCCAGTATCTATACTGACTCCACAGCTCCAGTCGATCGTCCGTCCACGCTCCGCTTCGCCACTCGTGACGTCGCGAACGTGTACGCCCAGACCTCGATCGACCCGTCCGTGTACCTTCCTTCGCGGAAGGGCAGGGACATTGTCGTCCAGGTCCAGGAGGTCATCGCTATCACTGATAGCGTTGACACCGATCTGCTGTACCATGTTCCGATCAAGGGAACGCTTACGCTCAACATGCCACTGGACGAGGCCATTACGGCCGCCGTTCCGGTACACGTTGTGCATCGCCTCCTGGCCGCCATCGCCCGACAGGGTGAGGACGGCATCTCGGTCGGCATGGCAGCACTCCTCCGTGGCGTCACCACTAAGTAGACTTCCGCTAGTAATAGCGATTGTCTGCACAACGGCGACATTCCTCGCTGGATGTGGATCCAACATCTCTTCCAGGGCCTCTGAATACCGACATTCACATACTGTGATTGAACGGGTCCAGATACCTGGGGGGAGCTACGTGGAGACACGTAGTGTTGAATCTTCCAGCGACCTACGGAAGGAGTGACATGGCCCAACGGCTAGCCCTAGTGCAAAGCACATGGGAAGACGTGTTAGCAAAGCTAAGGCGCATGTCCATCAGCTGGCGGGGGACACCCTTGTCAGAGAGAGATTACCTCACATACACGGAAGCTATTGTGTTGTGGGGTCTTCATCTGATGGATCTATCAACTCCGTATGGCACTCGGCCAATGCGAGAATACGTTAACTGGGCTATATCTATAGCTAAAGTTGACGTAGACGCACTAGCATGTTGTCTATCGGATCTGGTTCAGCTTGTTAGAGCAATCTACAAGCCTATGCCAGAGGACTGGTTTAAACGCCAGCTCGGCTCGGAATACCCCTTTATTGGGTTACTCCTCGCCCCGGTAGACCACATCGTTCGTCGTTTCTTGCAAAGCCCGAATGCCATGGACTTCGCCTCTATCTACCAGTTCATAAGTTTTCTTACTCATCTGACGCTCCAGGATATCGATCTTGGGGTTGAAGAGGAGTATGTTGAACTGGAAGATAGCCTACGTTCGTACACCTATGACCACGACATGCTGGTTGAACTCAACCAGATCATGCGGGAATGGCTTGGATCCTTCTCTTTGGACCCAGAGACCTTCCGACCCTACCATGGGCCTGGAGCTTGTGCGGAATTTCCGCGCGAAGCTGGTAACCTAATGAAGTATCGGGCCCTTGGGTCCGATCAACTGTTAGATTACTTCATGATGAAGTATGTAGGCGCCTCTGTGGAATCGTTCTCTCCCATACCCTTTGGCGTACATCTTGAGCGGACCTCGGTCCTTCAGGCTGTAGCTAAGAGTATGAAAGCAAAGAGAGCGATCTCCAAAGAACCCGCAACCTTGATGTATTTCCAGGAAGCGGTCAAGGACCAGGTGGTCTCCTTTGTGGAGAATCATCAGTACTTGGGTTCACACATTAACTTCTCTAAACAAGAACTTAATGGTGAGCTGGCTTTGGAGGGCAGTGAGGCCGGGTTGCTGGCGACAATTGATTTGTCAGCAGCATCCGATCGCATTACCACCACGTTGGTGAAGTCTGTATTCTACGGGACGCCCCTATATCCTGCGCTCGTCAGCTTGCGGAGTAACTCCGTTAGGCTGCCGAGTGGCAAGGTATTGGGGATAGAGAAGTATGCGCCGATGGGGAGTGCATTGTGCTTCCCCGTCCAAACGCTTATCTTCTCGGCGCTCGTAGAGTACACGGCGCGGCGTACACGCAATAAATGGGGCACACAGTGCTCCATTTGGCGTGTGTACGGTGATGATATCATCGTAGAGGAACCATGTTACTGGGACCTCATCCACAACTTGCAGCGTGTTGGCTTTAAGGTCAACACTGCTAAAAGTTACTCGTGTCCCCAACGATTCAGAGAATCGTGCGGGTACGAGGGATACGATGGTATCGAGGTTACGCCTATGAAGATCTCGAGGAGATTCGTCTCTTCGAGTGGGCCTCTAACCTCAAGTCACGCTCCACAGTTTGAGGGACTTGTTGACATGGCCAATATGGCCTATCATCACAAGTTTCCACTGCTACGTGCTTGGATCGTGAGAGTCTTGCTCTCGCGACCCACCGCTCCTCCGCTATTTTCAGCGGAGGGGAATGGTGCACTGTATAGTCCTGTGCCCGATAATTATCGGGCGCGCTCGAGGCCATGGACGCATGGTGAATTACTTTCGCCTAAACGCCCGTGGTATCAAGTTGAGACTATACAAGTATCAGTGGTCACTCCGATGCCACCTAAGACGGTGCATTGGAGCGAGTATGACGAAGTGGCCCGTTATTGGGAGACTTTACGCGAGATCGAATTTCGGTCTTACGATAAGTTTCTCCCCGGGACACACTTTGTTCATATCCCTCGGAGTCCGTCGGAACCTGCTCTGGTGACGCGCTGGGTCGAACGACCCGAGAAAGGCGCTTGCAGGTAGGTTCGCACCCGACTTCCCTACGGCGTGTATGTACGACCGGTCCAGGTCTGTACATTGCACTACTGAAAGGAAAAGGTGTGTGGCCTTGCTGCACGCGCTCTGCGCGGAGCTGGTTCCTCGGGCTACCAAATTCCCGGTAGCCTTAAAACGGGGTGGAGAAGGGCACTCGCGACCATACGGTCACGAGGGGCAGGGAGCTTCCACCTGCCCACGCTACAAGTACTGACCTTTTCACCTCCTG